ATGGCCGGACGAAAACCCCTTCCTGTTGCGATCAAGAAGATCAAAGGGACGTTACAGAAGTGCCGCACCAATCCGCGTGAACCAAAACCCACAGGCGTGCTGTGCTCGCCACCCGAATACATGTCGGAAGGTGCGAAGGAAGCGTGGCACTACGCAGTGGAGAACTCACCGCCCGGCTTGCTGTCGGCACTGGATGGCGCGGTGCTGGAACGCTGGGCAAACTGCTCCGGCATGTACCGCGAGGCACTGGCCAAGATCAACCAGACTGGTGTGTCCGGCATGCTGGTCAAAACCCCCAGCGGCATCTTGCGGCGCTCGCCGCTGATGGACGTGATCCGTGACCTTGCGCTTGAGATGAAAAGTTACGAAACCGAGATGGGCTTCACCCCGGCATCGCGCTCGCGTGTCACGCTGCCCTCGGGTAGTTCTGAACCGGCTGATCCATGGTCGGAGATCGCAGGCTGATGGCGGCGCGCAACTATGCTGCCATCGCCCGCCAGTATGCTGAATCCGTTGTCGCCGGAGAGACATCCGCCTGTCGTTGGGTGCAACTGGCCTGCCAGCGGCAACTGAACGATCTGGCCAAATTTCGTGGCAAGGGCAGTCCGTACCGCTTCAACCCGAAGCTGACGGATCGAACCGGCAAGGCCTACTACCCTGCCGACAACCTGTGCGCCTTCATCGAACGGTTGCCGCATGTAAAAGGGCCGCTGGCCGGTGAGTCGATCAAACTGGAGCCGTGGCAGGTGTTCATCCTCGCCACCGTGTTCGGCTGGGTCAAACCAAATGGCCGTCGCCGCTTCCGGCGTTCCTACATCGAGGTACCGCGCGGCAATGCCAAGTCGACACTTTCATCGGCAGTGGCACTGTACATGCTGACCGCCGATGGTGAAGGCGGTGCCGAGGTGTACAGCTTGGCCACCACCCGCGATCAGGCGCGCATCGTGTTTGGTGACGCGCAGACCATGGCGCGCAAGTCCGCTGGGTTCCGTAGCCGCTTTGGTGTGAACGTCGGCGCGCACAACATGAATGTGCTGACCAGCGGCTCCAAGTTCGAAGCACTGTCGGCGGAAGGTTCGACCCTCGATGGTCTGAACATCCACTTCGGTTGCGTCGACGAGTTGCACGCGCACAAGACGCGCACTGTCTATGACGTAGTAGAGACCGGCACGGGCAAGCGCGACAACTCGCTGCTCTGGGTCATCACCACCGCAGGCAGCAACCGCGCAGGGATTTGCTACGAGGTGCGCACCTTCGTCACCCGACTGCTTGATGGTGTGTTCGAGGATGAAAGCCAGTTCGGTATCGTCTACGGCATCGATGATGGTTCCGAGGTCGACTGGACATCCGAGTCTGCCTTGGTCATGGCCAACCCGAACTGGAACATCTCGGTGCGTCCTGAAGTGTTGTTGCCGCTGCAAGCCAAGGCGATGCAGATGCCGAGTGCGGTCAACAACTTCAAGACCAAGCACCTGAACGAGTGGGTCAATGCCGACACGGCATGGATGGACATGCGCGCTTGGGAAGCCTGTGCTGATGCCACGCTCGATCTGGATAATTTTAGCGGCCAGCCCTGCTGGATCGGTCTGGATCTGGCAAGCAAGACCGACATCGCAGCCCTGATGCTGGTGTTCCAGCATCCGCATATTGCCGGTGGCTATGCCGTGTTTGGGCGTTACTACCTGCCGGAAGACACGGTGAATTCATCAAGCAACAGCCAATACTCAGGCTGGATGCGTGCAGGTAGGCTGACGGTGACACCGGGCAACGTGATCGACTTCGGCTGGATTGAGGCCGACCTGATCGACTTTGCTTCCCGCTTCGAGATTCAGTCGGTGGCGTTCGACCCGTTCCAGGCCACGCAACTCTCCACCCGCATGATCGCGGAGGGCTTGCCGATGCTGGAGGTGCGCCCCACTGTGCTCAATTTCAGTGAACCGATGAAGACGCTGGAAGCGCTGGTCCTGCAAAAGAAACTCATCCACGACAGCGACCCGGTGCTGGGCTGGATGGCTTCCAACGTGGTGGCGCATCTGGATGCCAAGGACAACATCTATCCGCGCAAGGAACGGCCTGAGAACAAGATCGACGGCATCGTGGCGTTGATCATGGCGATCTCCCGCGCGATTCTGCCGGGTGATGCGGTGGTACTGGATAGCGATTACGAATTGATGATGCTGTAACCAACTTTGACTGGAATTGGCGAATGGGGATGTTTGATTTCTTGTCGCGCTGGCGTGCATCCAGCAGCGACCGTTCGCCATGGGGTGACTTTTGGTTTGAGCCGGTCGCAGCACGCAGCAGTAGCGGCATGCGTGTCTCGGCAGATGCTGCACTGCGTTTGTCTGCGGTGTATGCCGCCGTGCGCATCCTGTCGGAAACCATGGCCTCTCTGCCTTTCGTGTTGTATCGACAGCGCGCCGATGGCGGCAAGGAACGCGTGACCGAACACTGGCTATATGACCTGTTTGCCAAGCGTCCGAACCGCTTTCAAAATCCGTTCGAGTGGCGCGAAATGCTGCAAGGCCATCTGGCGTTGCGCGGCAATGCCTACAACCGCATCGTGTCGAATGCGCGCGGTGAGATCATCGAACTGATGCCGATCCATCCTGATCGGATTCGCATGGAGTTGCTGCAAAACGGTGACTACCGCTATCGCGTGACCGACCGGCTGGGGAATGAAACGGTCGTGCCGCGCGGCGAGATATGGCATCTGCGCGGTCTGTCCTCCGATGGCCTGCTGGGCATGAGTCCGATCGAACTGGCACGCGAAAGCATCGGCATGGCACTGGCTGCTCAAGATTACGGTGCACGCTTCTTTGCCAACGATGCCAAGCCCACCGGTGGTTGGATCGAGTTTCCGGGATCGTTCAAGGATAACGATGCCAAACGGGTGTTCCGCGAGTCGTATCAACAGGCACAGTCGGGAGCCAATCGCGGCAAGGTGCTCGTGCTGGAAAACGGCATGAAGTTTCACGAGGTCGGTGTGACCAACAAGGACGCGCAGTTCCTCGAACTACGCAAATTCCAGATCACCGACATCGCGCGGCTGTTCCGCGTGCCGCCACACATGATCGGCGACCTGGACCGCGCCACCTTCAGTAACATCGAACAGCAGAGTCTCGAATTCGTCATGCACACCATGACCCCGTGGGCTGAACGCTGGGAGGCCAGCATCGAAGCCGACCTGCTGCTTGATGACGACAGGCTGGAAGTGGAATTCGACTTCGCCAACCTGATGCGCGGCGATGCCGCCAGTCGCGCCGGTTACTACCAGAGCGGCATTCAGAACGGCTGGCTGACCCGCAATGAAGCACGCATCGCAGAAAACCTCGACCCGATCGACGGACTGGACGAACCGCTGCGACCACTCAACATGGTCGAGAACTCCGATGCCGAGGAAACCGAAGGCGAAACTGAACCAACCAAACAACCCACAGCACCTCAATCACCCGCTGATTCAGAACAGAAAGACGCCGAAGATGAAACGTGAACTCCTGCTGGCCGAGTTTCTGGCCACACCATGGGCAATGATGCCTGAGCGACTGGCTGCCGTAACCTCGGTCATGAACCGATGGTCACGCGGTGATGCCGCCACCCAAGCCGCACTGGAACAGGTCGCGGCAGATCAGTCGGCACGCAACGCGCGCCGCCAAGCGCTGGCCAATTCGGCTGGCAACGGCATCGCGGTATTGCCACTGTATGGCGTAGTCACCCAGCGCGGCAACATGGTCGACGACGTATCCGGCCCCGGCAGTGTCAGCACACAACTGTTTGCTACGGCCTTGCGCGATGCCATTGCCGATCCTGCGGTCGGCAGCATCCTGATCGACATCGACAGTCCCGGCGGCAGTGTCTATGGCGTCGCGGAACTGGCCGACGAGATCGCTGCAGCCCGTAGCCAGAAACCGGTAGTCGCCATTGCCAACAGTCTCGCCGCTTCCGCTGCCTACTGGATCGGCGCACAGGCTACAGAACTCTATGTCACACCCGGAGGTGAAGTAGGCAGCATCGGTGTGTGGCAGGCGCACTTTGATTATTCCGAAGCGATGGCGGCGGAAGGCGTAAAGCCCACACTGATTTCGGCGGGCAAATTCAAGGTCGAAGGTAATCCCTACGCACCACTGGATGACGAAGCCCGCTCGTTCCTGCAATCGCGAACTGATGATTACTACGCCGCCTTCACCAAAGCCGTCGCAAAGGGACGTGGTGTCGCCATCTCGCAGGTGCGTGAGGGTATGGGTCAGGGTCGGGTATTGGGTGCCGATGCCGCACTGGCCGAGAACATGGTCGATGGCATCAGCACCTTCTCCGATGCCATCAGAAAGATGCAGCGCGATGCAAAATCATCGAGGCCAAAGGCATCCCGCCTAGCCATCGCCTGCCGCGAACTGGAAATTATGTAGCAAACCCCGCGAGTAATCGCACCTCAAATCTGACCGCCCTCGTGGCGGTTTTTTATTGCCCGCCTCGTGCGGGTTTTTTATTTGGAGAACCCAAGCATGAGCAAACAACTACGAGCGTTGCAGGCACGCAAGAGTGCGCTGGTCAAAGAGGCCCGCGCATTGACTGAACTGGCGGCAACCGAATCCCGCGACATGACCGATGCCGAGGTCACCGCCTTCGATGCGCTACGCGGAAAAATCGATGCGGCCTCGGCATCCATCGACCGCGAAGCCGCCCTGATCGCCGAAGAGGCACGTCTGTCGGCAAGCAACGCCCTCGGCGTGGTCGTCACCGACAACCGCGAACTGGACCCCAAGCGCGGCTTCGCCAGCATCGGCGAATTCATGCAGGCCGTGTATCTGTCGCAGAAACCCGGCAAGTCGATGGATGAACGCCTGTTCATTGGCGCTGCGGCACCGGCCAGCTTTGGTAACGAGAGCACCGGTCAGGATGGCGGCTTTTTGGTGCCGCCCGACTTCTCCAAGGAGATTTTCCGGCTGAGTTTGGGCGAGGATTCGCTGATGCCGCTGACCGACAACGTCGAGATCACGGCAAACAGCATGGCCTTCCCCAAAGATGAAACCACGCCATGGGGTACCAACGGCATTCGCGCCTACTGGCAAGGCGAAGCAGCGGCAGCCAATGCCACTAAGCCGGTGATGGGTCTGGCCACATTGCGGCTCAAAAAGCTGATGGCACTGGTGCCGACCACCGACGAGTTGCTGGACGATGCCAGTGCCCTGACCAGCTACCTGCCGGACAAGGTCGCCACCTCGATCCGCTGGAAGACCAACGAATCCATCCTGTTCGGCGCAGGCAACGGCATTCCGATCGGCTGCATGAACGCTGGTGCCGTGGTGACGGTAGCAAAGGAAACCGGTCAGGCCACACAAACACTGGTGCCGCAGAATCTGGCCAAGATGATCGCGCGCCTGCCGCCGGGTTCGTTCGGCAACGCGGTATGGATTATCAACAACGATGTGCTGCCCGCGCTGTTCACGCTGTCGCTTGGCAACTACCCGATCTACCTGCCCAATGGTCTGACGGTCGGCGGTATCCAGGTCTCACCCTACGGCACCTTGCTGGGTCGTCCGGTGATCGTGTCGCAGCACGCCAACACCTTCTCGTCGCAAGGTGACGTGATGCTGGTGGACCTGTCGTACTACCAGACCATCACCAAGGCCGGTGGCTTGCAAACGGCGACCTCGATGCATCTGTATTTCGATGCCGATCTGACCGCATTCCGCACCACCTTCCGCATGGATGGCCAGTCGAAGATCGCCAGCGCGATCGATCCTGCCAAGGGCAGCAGCAAGCTGTCGCCGTTCATCCAACTGGCCGCACGCTAACCAGCGACTTGGCACTCGTCGGTTGAGTGCTTAGTCGATTGGCTATGCAAAGCTAATCGTTAAACCCCTATCGGGCGGGACAGGCTCCCGCCTGAACTTTTACAGGAGCTTCCAATATGTTTCCCAACGCAAAAGGCAGCGAACTGCTGTCCATTCTTGCCACCATCGATCCGGTCAGTCAGGCAGTTGGTACCGTCACCACCGGCTGGATTTCGGTGGCGAATTTCCATGCCCTCATGGCCATTCTTGAAACAGGTGCGCTGGGCGTAGCAGGTACCGTGGATGCAAAACTGCAGCAGGCACTGGATGCCGCCGGTACCGGGGTGAAGGACATCACCGGTCGTGCCATCGTGCAATTCACCCAGGTGGGCGGTGGCAGTGCCAAGCAGGCTCTCCTCAATCTGAAACCCGAAGATCTGGATATCGCCAATGGCTATGGATTCGTGCGCCTGTCGATCACGGTCGGTGTCGCCGCCAGTGTGGTGGCAGCGCAAATCATCGGCCTCAATCCGCGTTATGCCGATGCGGATGCCTTCAACCAATTGGCTGTAACGCAGATCATCTACTGATAACGGAGACAACTCATGACCCGTCACATTCGCTTCACCGAAAATTTCCACGCCGTCGATGGCGCGGGCAACAGCAGCATCAAATACCGCGCCGGAGAAACTTATCCGGCGACAGAGGAAACCGAACGTCTGACTGCCAGCGGCATCGCGGAAGCAGTTGAGATTTCCGACGAGCTCACTCCTGCGACCGATGCGGTTGATGCGCCCGCCGCTGATACCACCACTGCCGACACCCCTGTGAGCTAACCCATGCCATTGCAACTCGTCACCCCACCCGCACTGGAGCCGGTCACCCTCAGTGAAGCGCGCCTCCACCTGCGGGTGGACACGGCAGACGACGATCCATTGATTGGTGCGCTGATCTCGGCAGCCAGAGTGCACGCGGAGATGTTGACCGCCCGGCAGTTTCTGCCCGCACGCTGGCGTTTGGTGCTAGACCGGTTCACGCCGATGGTCTTACTCAACCGTTCACCGGTCGTGAGCGTGGTCAGTGTGCGATACCTGGACATGGGCGGACTTTGGCAAATCATGCCCCCAACAGACTATGTCGTGGAGTCGAGTTCCGAACCGGCACGCATCACGCCTGCCTTCGGCAAGATTTGGCCGCCCACCTTGCCGCAGATCGGCAGCGTAGAAATCCTGTTTGATGCTGGCTATACCGATGCCACCAAGGTGCCGGATGGCATCAAGCGCTGGATGTTGCTGCGTGTTGGTAGCCTGTACCAGCACCGCGAGGAAATGAGTGTGTTGCCTGCCGGGCGTATCGATCCGCTGCCATTCGTGGATAGCCTGCTCGACCCGTACCGGGTGGTGACCTTGCTATGAGCGTGCGTGTCTCGGCAGGACGTCTGGATCGTCGCATCACGCTCCAGCAAAAAACCATCACGCGCGGCAATCTGGGTGGGCATCAGGAGGTGTGGACGGATATTGCGACCGTGTGGGCAGAAGTGCGCGAGCTGTCCGGTCGGGAAATCTTCAATGCCAAGGCGGTCGGTAGTTCTGCCACCCGCATGATCACCCTGCGCCACCGCGCTGACGTGCATGCGGATCAGCGCGTGATGTTTACCGATGGGCGCATTGCGCGTATCGAATGGCTGCGCCGCACCGAGCGCCACGAATATCTCGAACTATATTGCCTCGACCTCGATGACTGACCTCAAGATTAACGGACTCGCCGAACTGCAGAAGCTGCTCGACGAACTGCCTGCGCGTATCGAAGCGAATGTCGTGCGCGGCGGTGTACGTGCCGGAGCACGGGTGATAGCCGAGGAGGCCAAACGTCTGTGCCCGATCGGCGGTGTAGAAAATAGTACCCGCACAGGCGAGCAACCCGGCGCATTGCGTGATTCGATTCGGGTATCGGCCAAGTCGCAGCGAGGCCGTGTCACCGCCACCATCAAGGCCGGTGGCAAAAACGGTGTGTTTTACGCAGGCATGGTCGAGTACGGCACGGCCCGTCACCTGATCAAGCCGAAGAGTCGCAAAAGCCTGCTCCTTGCCGGTGTCGCGCGCGAAGCGGTCCAGCATCCCGGTGCCAAAAAGAAACCCTTCATGCGTCCGGCACTGGATGGCAAGGCTGCCGATGCGGTGGAGACCATGGCCGATTACGCGCGTACTCGCCTGCCGCTCGAAATCGAGAAGATGAAATGAAAGCCGAAACCGTCATCAAGTCATTGCTGGATGTATCAGTTGATCTCACTGCACTGGTTGGCACGCGCATCTATCTGGATACCCGGCCCGAGGCGGACTTACTGCCTGCCGTGGTGTTCGAACTGATCAGCGATCGACCGGACACACCCGCCTTCCCCGGCACGAATAGCGAGATGTGCACGGCGCGCATGCAGGTGAACTGTCTGGCACGAACGGCAGAATCGGCTGTTGCCCTACGCGAAGCCGTCAAAGCCGCCTGCCATCTGCATTACGGCGTGATCAATGGCATCGCGGTCACCGCCTGTTTGCAGGACCAGTGCGGTGCCGACAGTTACGACGCACTGGTGGACATCTACACCAAGCCGGTCGATTTCATTTTGCGCTACCTGCGCTAACTTCAAAAGGAATAACCCATGGCCAAAACCGACCCTGCCACACCCGTGGCAGCCATCGACGCGTCTGCAGTAATTGATATCTGGTTCACCGATCTGCTGGCAAGCCTGCCTGCACTTCGCGAAACCGACACCTACAACCTGCTGCGGGCGGCACTCGACGATCTCAAGGTGCGATTGCAACCCGCCGCACCTGTACCACCTACCCTTTAATTTCAGGAGACAACCACCATGAGTCTGACCTTTGGTAGCGGATTTCTGTACGGCATCAATGCCGCCGCAAACTCGACGCCGATCAAACTCGGCAAATTGCAGGATGTGTCGTTCGACTTCTCGTTCACGCTGAAGGAACTGCGCGGACAGAGCCAGTTTCCACTGGATGTGCGACGCGGTTCCGGCAAGCTCACCGGCAAGGCCAAGTTTGCCGAACTGAACGGGCGCGCACTGAACGACCTGTTCTTCAGCGGCACCTCGGCGACCGGCCTGCTGCTCTCGGCAGTGAACGAAATCGGTACGGTCACCACCGCCACCGTGACGGTTGCCAATGCCGCCACCTTCGATACCGATCTGGGCGTGGTGTATGGCGCAACGGGCCTGCCGCTGACCAAGGTAGCGAGTGCACCGGCTGCCGGTCAGTACAGCGTGTCGGTCACCGGTGTGTATACCTTCAACACCGCCGACAATACCAAGCAGGTGCTGATCGACTACCTGTACAACGCGACCACCGGCGGCAGCAAGATCACGCTGGGCAATGCGTTGATGGGCAACACGCCAACCTTCATGGGCGTGTTCAGCGCACAGGTCGGCGGCAAGACCAACACCCTGAAACTCAACTCCTGCACCTCGTCGAAACTGGCGCTGGCAACCAAGCTGGAAGACTACGCGATCCCCGAAATGGACTTCGAGGCGATGGCGGACGCAACCGGCTCTCTTGGCATCTTCTCTGTGGCGGACTAATCATGATCAACGGTAAAACAATCACCCTCTCGGGGCGCGAGTTTGTCGCCCCTCCGGTCAACTGGGCCACCTTCAAACAGTTCAAGACAGAATTTGCCGAAATCCAGAAGGGAACGTGGGTGCCGGATTTCGATGTCATGGGCACCATCATCCTGCAGGCGTTGCAACGCAACTATCCGGAACTGACCGAAGCGGAACTCGGCACGCTGCTCGACATCGGCAACATGGGACAGGCGTTCTCGGCGGTAATGAATGCCAGCGGTTTTGAGGATCGCACGCCGGGGGAGGTGCACGCGGCGAGCTCATCGACTGGGACGAACTGACCGCGCACATCGCCATGAGTACCGGTTGGTCGTGGGACACCATCGACCGGGAAATGGACTTGATGCGGCTTGCCGCGCTGAATCATTACTGGGACAGACATCCCCCGCTACACCTGATGGTACAAAGCTATCTGGGCATCAAGCCGGTGTCGCGTAGTTCCATCTCCCGACAACGAGAAGCGGATAACACGGAGCGGGATGTTCAGGAATTTGCCGAAATGTTTACTGCAGCAGGTGGAATTAGCGCTTGAGGTCGCGGTAGAAGTTCTCGTGAGAACCTATGGCTTCCAGATAGACCAATTGAACACCTTCATCGAGCGTGTAGCCCAGCAGATAGAGCTGTCCTTGACTACGGAATTTGTAGACTAACAAATCGGCGAGATCACCTTTTTTACGCTCGCCGATGGAAGGTTTGTCAGCAACCAGCTCGACCGCATTATCAACATCTGCCGCGACGTTATCGTGTAGTTTCTTGTACTGACGGGCAAAGCGCCGCGTCTGTTCAACGGCGTAATTCATGCACGGCGACTGCGTGGCACGAATGGTGTTGCCTGATCGCGCGGCTCACGCATTGAAGCCAGAGCTTCCGCCACAAAACTCACTGGCAAATCTGGATTGTCGAGCGATGCACGACCGACCATGGCCCAATACTCAATCTGCCCTGCGATTGTGCGGTGCTCAACCTGCGCTTCGGTGCGCGCCTGCTCGTACAGCGTGTCGTCGATTCTAACTGGCATACCCATCATGGCTCTCCCAATAACATTCACTACAAAAGTAGCAACATTGTAGACTTGAAAGACTGAATATGGCAACCACCATCGGCACCCTCGAAATCGAGATGGCCGCAAATATCGCACGTCTGTCTGCCGATCTCGGGGCCGCACGCAATGAAGTCAACCGCACCATGGGTGAAATTCAGCGTTCGGTGTCCAGCATGCAGGATGGCATCCAGTCCGGCATGAACGGTGTCACGGCAGCGTTTGGCAAGGTCAATGTTGCCATCGCAGCCATCACCACGGCACTGGCCGGAGGTGCTGCCTTCAAGAGTGCCGTGGAAGAAACGGTCAACATGACCAAAGAGGCCAATGCGCTGGGCAAGTCACTCGGCATTTCGGCGACCGAAGCGTCCATCCTCAACATCGCACTGGGTGACATCTACCAGTCCAGCGATACCATGCTGGCCGCCAACAAGGCGATGACGAAGCAGTTGGTCAGCAATGAGGACGCGTTCAAGTCATTGGGCGTGGCCACCCGCGATCAGAACGGTCACTACCGCAACAGCCTGGACATCATGCTGGACGTAAACGGACGGCTGCTCGCCTTCCGCGAAGGCACGGATCGCAATATCGAAGGCATGAAGGTATACGGCAAAGCGTGGGGCGAAGTTCAGGGTATCCTGAAACTCAACACCGAGTTGATGGAAGCCTCCCGCACCAAAGCGCGCGAACTGGGGTTGGCCGTCGGCGCAGAAAACGTCGAAGCCACAGCACGCTATCGCGCCGCCATGAATGACGTGGGCGATGTGATCTCGGCGGTCCGCAAAACCATCGGTGATGCGATGCTGCCGCGCCTGACCGAAACCGCCAACTGGTTCGCCAATATCGGGCCACAGGCGGTCGAAGTCATGCGCACCGTGATGGAAACTTTCGTATCCGTTTCCAGCAGCGTGAGTACCGTCGTTTCTGCCGCATGGAATGCCATTGTCGATGTCTTTGCCACGGTGGTCGAGGCAGTCAAAGCGGCACTTGGCGATGGCAGTCCCTCGATCTCCGGCATGCAGTTGTTCAAGAACATGTGCGCCGTAGTCGAGATTGCGGTCATCGCCCTGCGCACCGGCTTTCAGGAGTCGTTCGCCGCGATTGGTCTGGCTGTTGAGCTGGTCGTGATCGGTCTGAAGGAGTTCGGCCAGATCGCTGCCGCCGCCCTTCGTCTCGACTGGGCCGGTGTGAAGCAGGCATGGGCCGATGGTTCGGCAGCGGCTGCCGAAGCGGTCGAACGCAATGCCACGCGTATGTCCAAAGCCGCCGCTCAGGCTCGTCAGGATATGGGCGCTGCCGTGGAGCGTGCCTATGCCGATCCTAAGCAACCTACACCCACTCAGGCTAAAACCGGCGGCCAGCAATCGTCCGGCAAATCCGACTCAGGCACAAAACCAAAATCGCGTATCAAGGATTTTGAGGCCGGACTGGTCGAACTCAAGGCCGCACGAGATCGCGAGAATGATCTCAATCACACATTTTTTGAATTCTCCAAGGAACAAGAACGCGCCTACTGGCAGAACATTCTGCAGACACGCAATCTGTCCAAGGAGGAGCGGATTGCCGTAGAGCACAAACTGCTCGATGCCTCGCTGGCCGTACACAAGGAAGCAGCACAGGCCCAGCAGGAAGAAATCAAGCGCCAGATCGATGCCACCCGCGCAGGATCGCTCGAGCGTGTTCAGCTCACCATGCAGGCCGCCGCCAAGATCGGTGAGCAATACGGTCTGGAAAGTCGGGAGTATCGCAAGGCGCAGGATGAGGTGCGCCGTGCCGCAATCGAACGTGCCAAGGAAATCGAAAAGCTCGAACAGATGCAGGTCGATGCCAGACGCAATGCCAGCCTGCACGGCCTTGCCATGGAACGTGACCGGCTGAGTCAGTCCAAACAACTCGGCGACATTTCCGGCGCGGAAGAACTGGCCGCACTGCGCGATCTGGAAGAGCGCAAATACCGCATCGAGCTCAAAACTGCCGAAGATCGTGCCGCGCTGGTTGCGGCTGACCTGATCGCATACCAGCAGGCGATGGACAAGATAGCCCAGATCAAACAGCAGCATGATCTGGAAATGCAGCGCAACAGTGCGGCGATAGCGCTGGAACAACGTCAGGAAGCGCTGCAAATGTTCCAGCCCTTCACCAACGCCTTCGAGAAAAGCATCAACGGCATGATTCAGGGCACGCTCACCTTCAGTCAGGCGATGCGCAACATGGCGCAGTCCATCGTGCTGGAGTTCGTCAACATGGGTGTGAAAATGGTGGCGCAATGGCTGGCTGCGGAAGCTGCCAAGACACTGGCTTCCCGGACTGGCACGGCGGTGCGCAGCACACTGGAACAATCTGCCGCCGTCGCCAGCAAGTCGATCGCGGTCACCAGTGCCAATGTGGAAATCGGTGCCAAGGCTGCCGGTGCAGCAGCAGGTGCGGCGCAGTCGCAAGCATCCATCCCGTTTGCCGGATGGGGACTGGCTGCCGCCGCGTTTGCTTCGGTCATGGCCTTGGTGCTGGGCGCGAAGAGTGTTGTCGCATCGGCTGCTGGTGGTTTTGATATTCCGGCGGGTTTGAATCCGATGACGCAGTTGCACGAGCGCGAGATGGTGCTACCTGCCGAGCATGCGGACACGATTCGTGGCCTGTCCGGCACGGGCGGACAACAACCCATCAACATCCAGTTGAGCACGTTCGATACCCAAGGCGTAAAGCGCTTTCTGATGGACAACGGCAACGTGATCGCCGATTCCCTGCGTGCGCAGGCCAGAAACTTCAAAACCGTCTAGTCATGAGCAATCAGGTTTTTCCAACGCTACCGGGGCTGACCTGGAATGTGGTACGCGCCCCCCAGTGGGCGACCCGCATCCAGAAGGCCGTGTCCGGCAAGGAGTTCCGTAGCGCATGGATGTCGGCACCGATCTACACCTTCCGTCTGTCGTATGAGGTGCTGCGTGAAGCGGCAAGCTTCCAGGAAATCCAACAACTGGTCGCGTTCTTCAACAACGTGCGCGGTTCGTTCGACTCGTTCCTGTATTCCGACCCGAACGACAACAGCATCACCGCGCAAAATTTCGGTACCGGCAACGGCGTGCAAACCGCCTTTCAGTTGATGCGCAGCTATGGCGGCAATCTGGAAGCGGTCGGCCAGTTGAACGGCACACCCTCGATCTATCTCAACGGTGCGCTGCAAGCCACAGGTTTTACGGTCGGCAGTACCGGACTGGTGACGTTCACCACGGCACCCGTGGCTGGTAGCGCGCTGACTTGGACCGGCAGTTACTACTACCGCTGTCGTTTCCTGCAGGACACACTGGAATTCAACGAATTCATGAACAGCCTGTGGGAAGCCAAGAAGGTCGAGTTCATCGGCTCCCTCACACCCAACCGTATCTGATATGAAGACTGCCTCTGTCAATCTGCTCGCCATGCTCAATGGCACGGGCAATGTACTGGTCATGGCCGATTGCTACACGCTGACGCTGCTGGGTGGTCAGGTGTTGCGCTATACCGACTTCGATCTGGACCTGATGCTGGGCGGCACACTCTATATAAGTAGCGGCATCAAATTCAAGCGCAGCCGGATACGCTGGATTGCAGGACTGGAAGTCGACACGCTGGACCTGACGCTTTATGCGAATCCGACCGATACGGTGAACGGCGTGCCTTTCCTGCGTCAGGTCAAGGGCGGCATTCTGGATGGCGCGACCATACGCCTCGATCGCGCCTACATGATTATCGGCAGCACGGTAGCAGAAGGCTTGCAGCTATTTTCCGGGCGAGTCGCGGAAGTGCAGACCGGCAGGACGGAAGCGCGCCTCAAAGTCAAAAGCTGGCTCGAACTGCTCAATGTCAAAATGCCGCGCAACCAGTATCAGGCCGGATGCGGCAATACCCTGTTCGATGGCATGTGTGGTTTGTCCAAGGCTGCACTCGCCGTGGCAGGCACGGTCAGCGGCACCTCGACGGCGACATGGTTTCCATCTGCCTTGGCGCAAGCGGCAAGCTGGTTCGATCTGGGCACGGTGACTTTCACTAGTGGCGCGAACAGCGGAATCTCCCGCACCGTGCGTGTTTTTGCGGGTGGAGCCTTTGCCTTCAACCTGCCGTGGCCGAATGTGCCGCAACTGGGTGACTCCTTCACGGCTTACCCCGGCTGCGACAAACAGCTTTCAACCTGCACCAACAAATTTGCCAACGCGCCGAAATTTCGGGGCGAACCGTTTATTCCTATCCCTGAAACCGCGTACTGATTATGACCGAAGCTCAACAACGAACTGCGCTGGTGGAAGCTGCGCGCAGCTGGCTCAACACGCCCTACCACCACAAGGCACGGGTCAAAGGTGCCGGTGTGGATTGCGCGCAACTCCTGATCGGTGTTTACGCAGATGCAGGATTGATCAAGGCATTCGATACCGGTGACTATCCACCGGACTGGATGCTGCACCGTGAGGAAGAACGCTTTCTGGCATGGGTCGAGCGCTATCTGGTGGAAGTGGAATCACCTCTACCGGGGGATGTAGCGATCTGGCGTTTCGGTCGATCGTTCTCGCACGGGGCCATCGTCGTGGCGTGGCCGCAATTCATCCACGCCTATCGGGTGGCCGGATGCGTCTGCCTCGGGCAACTCGATCAGGACATCGACCTGATGCGGCGATCCATCAAGTTTTATAGTTTTTTTCAGGGATAAAAAATGGGCGGTTTGTTTGGCGGTGGCGGCAGTGCTCCCAGTGCGCCAGCCCCGCAACGTCTGTCGGGCGTGCGCATGCAAAGCTCGACCTTCGGGCTGCCCAAGCAGATCGTCTATGGTCGGCATCGCATCACCGGCAACATCCTCTGGTACGGTGATTTCGTGGCTACTGCACAGACCTCGCAGGCCGCCTCCGGTGGCAAGGGCGGCGGTGGTGGCGGTGGAGGAAGCCCGCAAGTGACTGGCTATCAGTACAGCGCATCGGTTGCCATCGGCTTGTGTGAAGGTGCCGTCGGCGGCATCGTCAGCATCTGGGAAGGAAAAAAACAGGTCAATGGCATACAGGGTTCGCCCACGACCAACAACTTCAAAGGGTTGCTCGCAGGTGGTGGTCAGGCCAAGTTCAACGGCGTGCCGGGACAATCACCTTGGGCGTATCTGTCCTCGCGCTATCCGGCACAGGCCTTGAACTATCCGGGGCTGGCCTACATTGCCGCAACCCGTGTGGATCTGGGCACCAATGCGCAATTGCCCAACTATTCCTTCGAGATGCAGGGCATGGCGCAATACTCCGCTGCCATCGTCGATGCAAATCCCCGTGATCTCATTTATGACTTTCTGACCAACGCCAAGCACGGTGCGCTGTTTCCATCGGTGCAGGTCGGCGATACGGCGCAGTTCTCCAATTACTGTGTGGCCAACGGCATCTTCATCAGTGCCGTAGTCGATGCACAAAAATCGGCTGCCGAATGGATATTGCAGTGGCTCAAGTGCTGCAATTCCACCGTGGTCTACTCGGACGGGCTGCTCAAGTTCGTTCCCTATGGCGACGAGGTGGTGACCGGCAATGGCGTGACCTACACACCTGCCATCGCCCCGATTTACGACCTGGACGATGATGCATTTATTGCGGATACCGGCAGCGATCCTGTGACCGTGGTGCGTAAGGCGCAATCGGATACACCCAATTCGATCAAGGTCGAGTTTGCAAACCGGGGCAACTTTTACAACCCGGAACTCGCCGAAGCGCTTGATCAGGCTAATATCGAAGCCTACGGCTTGCGTCCGGCCTCACCCGAGAAACTATCGGAAATCTGCAATACCAGCATTGCGCGGCATGTCGCGCAACTGATCCTGCAGCGCGGCCTGTACATCCGCAACCATTACGAATTCCGCCTGCCGTGGAAATACGCGCTGCTGGAACCGATGGATGTAGTTACGCTCACCGATAGCGCCTTGGGACTGAACCGTGAACCGGTGCGCATCGTGAGCATTGAGGAAGACGAGTTCGGCTTGCTGACCGTGAGTGCCGAAGAGTTGCCGATCGGTGTGGCTGCCGCCGCCCGATACGCGCAACAGGCAGGCAGCGGGTTTGCCGCCAACTACAACGTCGATCCGGGCAATGTTAATGCACCGGTGATCTTTGAAGCGCCGGATCTGCTCACCGCTGGCACAGGACTCGAGGTCTGGATTGCCGCCTCGGGTGGTGCCAGTTGGGGCGGCTGCGAAGTGTGGGTGTCACGCGACAACGCCACCTATCAGAAGGTCGGCGAAATTCATGGTGCGGCGCGTCACGGTGTACTGACGGCGGTTCTTGCAGCTGGCAATGATCCTGACCGAACCAACGCGCTGGCGGTAGATATATCGGTATCCGGTGGACAACTGACCGGCGGCACACAGGCGGATGCCGATGCACTGAATACGCTGTGCTACGTCGATGGCGAACTGATCGCGTACCAGAGAGCTACCCTGACCGGTACCGGCAAATACACGCTTGGTACCTATCTGCGACGCGGAGCCTATGGCACGACCATCGGAGCGCACAACAAGGGTGGACTGTTCGCACGACTGGATCAGGCGATCTTCGGCTACCCGTTCACCGCCGACATGATTGGGTTGCCGCTCTATATCAAACTGCTGTCCTTCAACCAGTTCGGGAGTGCGAGACAGTCGCTCGACATGGTGCAGCCGGTCACCTACAACGTAACCGGCATCGCATTGAAGTCACCGCTGCCGAATGTTGCTGGGCTGTCGAATGCCTACCGGAACGGTCAGACCTTGCTGTCATGGCAGCCGGTGACAGATTTCCGCAGTGTCGATTATGAGGTGCGGCTGGGCGTCAACTGGCAAACCGCGATCGTGCAGGGTCGCACGCCGTTGCATGAGTTTGTTGTGGCGCAATCCGGCACCTATTGGGTGGCAGCACATTTCAGTAATGCCAGTGGCGTCACGGCCTATTCGGCTACAGCGCAATCTATCGCCATCGGTGGCGGCGTGTTGCCCGCAAACATCGTGGCCAGCGTGGACGAAGCAGTAACGGGATGGCGTGGTAGTTGCACCACCCCCGCTTTCCGCGATCCGGTAGAAAATGCCGTGAAGCTTGGTGGTTCAGCCCTATTCTCTGGCATTCCGCTGATCTCTGCGGCCAACACCGTGGAGTATTACGGCGGCATCGCCACCGGTGGCTACTACCAGATCCCGGTTTCACACGAAATCGACATCGGTACCGCACAAGCCTGCAACGTGTCGGTCAGTGTGCAGGCAGCATCCGATACGCCGTTTGGTTCGGTGGCGGCAATCCCGGTGTTCTCTGCACAGGCCAGTGTGGCAGGCAATTTCTCGGGTAAATCGAGTCTGGCTATCGAGATCGATACCGCCCAGAACAACCTCGTCTGGCAAGGCTGGCGACCGTTCGTGCCGGGACAGTATGTCGCGCGCCGATTCCGTTTCAGGGTGAAGCTCGACAGCAACGATCCCTCGGTGTCGACGATTCTGTCTGGCATGAGCTTCACGGTGGACATGCCGGATCGGGTGGATACCGGCACGGCATTGGCCGTACCGGCAGCAGGCAAGGCGATCATGTTTGCCACACCGTTCCAGATCGTACCCAACGTGCAGATCACCATCCTCAACCCGCAGGCAGGTGATGTCATCGCCTTTCCGGCGCAACCAACCACGACCAGCTTCACGGTGCAAATCACCAATGCCGGTGTCGGCGTGGCACGCAACATCAACTGGCTCGCCAAGGGCTACTAACACAAGGATTACCCATGTCTCAAAACTCACTCGTCGTGGCCGATGGCACCGGCGCGCAGGTGCTCGCCGCCATGAACAATGCGCTGGATACACTGCGCACACAGTTTTCTGGTCCGACACCACCCGGTACACCCTTGCCGTATCAGGTCTGGGCAGATACCACTACCGGTGTGCTGAAGGTCCGTGATGTGGCCAATACCGTCTGGATTCCGGTCCAGCCCCTGAGTGGTCTGGGCTACAACGTCACCAAGACGCTGGCGGGCGGCACCTACACGCTGACCGAATTTGAAGCACTGGCCTCCAGCTTCGAATTCAACGGCGCGCTGACCTCAAACCTGGTCATCGTGGTGCCAAACAACATGCCGGTGTTCGCTGTGGAAAATCTAACCACCGGTGCCTTTACGGTGACGATCAAAACCGCAGCCGGTACAGGACAGTCCATCGGTCAGGGCGAAATCTCGATGTTGTATTGCAACGGGGTGAACTGCGAGTTCATCTCGGATACGCAGGGGACTGCACCACAGCGTCCCATTCTCTCCCTGCTGCGCACGACAGCGCAGGCACTGACGGCCAACGTCTGGAACACCGTCGTGTTTCCGATCCCGTCGGTACAGGGTGTGAACGGCGGCATGGTGCAGGATGTAACGACCGGTGGTGCGGTCATTTCGCAAACCGGTTGGTACCGGATCACCGGACAGGCGACTTTTACCGTTAGCCCCGCGCTGCATATGGCGGTCGCCATCATGCTCAATCGTGCTGTGGCGTGGTACGGCGGTGCGGCCACAACCACGGCAGGCTGGTACAGCTCGCCGGTCGTGGATTACATCGCGTACATCGCTGCCGGAACCATTGTCGATCTGGCCGTGATCCCGTGGGGTGCTACGGCCACCCTGCAGGCATGGGGTGCAACCTACGGCCCCGGTGCATCACAACTCAAAGTCGTTCGCATCGCCTAAAGGATTCCCATGAAAAATCTCGATCACAGTGCCGTGCTGCGCATCCATCCGACTGCTGTACCCAACAAGGATTTCTATGTGCGCATCGTCGCCGAAGGTGGGATGCCTGAACTCATTTGGCTCTCACCAGACTTGCCCGAACCGTCTTTGACAGAACTGGAAACTGCCATCGCAGCCGAACAGGCAGCCATCAGGGCAACGGCCTACCTTGGTCAGCGTGCTGCCGAATATCCGGCGCTCACCGATTACATCGATGCGCAGGTCAAAAAAGCATCGAGCGATCCGGAAGTGCAACAGGCCGGTCGTGAACAAGAGGCGGCTTACCTCAACGCCTGCCTGTCCATCAAACAGAAATACCCCAAAGGAGATAAGTCATGAGTCACGAAATCGATGACGGATATATCAAGCCGCACCATCGGCAGAAAGTGGGACGCGAACACTGGCATGTCGGCAAAGAAATCCCACTGGCACTGATCGTAGTGATTATGACCCAGACCGCTGCCGGTATCTGGTGGCTGTCCGGTGTGTCCACCAAGCTGGACAGTCTGTCCAGTCAGGTCAAGGAAATGCGCGACGAGCGCTACACCCGCAACGATGCGATGCGCGATACGGCGCTGGTCAATCAGATGCTGCACGACATGGATCGGCGCGTCACCACACTGGAGGCGAGACACAAATGATCGATAGTCGTGATTTGAACGATCTTTCTCCCGCTGCACGCAAACGTGCGCAAGCCTTCTTCGCTGCATGCGCCGCCGATCCATACTTGCTGAGCAACGGCATCACGGTAATTGCCACGAGCACCTACCGTGATTTCGAGGCACAGGATGCGATCTACGCACGGGGGCGCACCTCACCCGGCAAGGTCGTGACCAAGGCCAAGGCTGGCGACAGCTGGCACAACTGGGGCTGTGCGTTCGATGTGTTGCCACTGCGCTGTGGAAAACCGGTGTGGGGTACGACCGGCACAGACGGTGAGGCGTGGCGCAGATTAGGTGAAATTGGTGAGGCCTGTGGGCTGGAATGGGCTGGTCGCTGGACCACGTTCCGGGAGTTGGCGCATTTCCAGTACACCGCTGGACTAACGCTGGCGGATTTCAAAGCTGGTAAAACGATGATGGCATGAGGAGATGAGCATGGGAGATTTTGATTGGAAAAAAGCGGTGACCACGATCGCACCGAGTCTGGCAACAGCACTGGCACCCGAGCTCGGGTTGGCCGGTGTCGCGATACGGGCAATCGGTCAGGCGTTCGGCATGCAGGATGCGACCGAACAGCAGGTGTCAGAGGCAATTGCAAAAGCGACACCTTCCGATCTGCTGGCAATCAAACAGGCGGATCAACAATTTCAAAAAGACATGGCGAGCATTGGTGTTGATCTGGAAAAAATCGCCGCCGAGGATCGAGCGAATGCCCGCGACCGGGAGATCAAAACTGGCGACAGCTGGACTCCACGCATCCTCGGTGCCGTCGTCGTAATCGGCTACTTGGCTGTGCAGTGGTACATCATGTCACACATCGTGCCGACCGAAATGCGCGAGATAGTACTGCGCTCCATGGGTACGCTGGATATGGCGCTCGGTCTAGTGCTCGGCTACTACTTTGGTTCCAGTGCCGGGAGTGCGCGGAAAGATATGGTGATTGATAAGTTGGCTGATGGGTAGCAGACAGCCATTGGAACTTCATGGTTATGTGATTGATCGAGTGTAGGCATCGACATTAAGGCGGCGAATCAATCTTCTAGCTCCCTGTCGCGCAAGAACTGCGTTGTTGCTTTTCGCTTCGAGAAGCTGCTTCTCCGCCTGATTCGGTGCGGTACTTTTCTAGCTAACTCATCTGCGCTATCCACGACACAGAGGGTTGTCACGACACAGAGGGCTAGCTTAAAAAAACGGCTATTGAGACAATCAAAAATTTAAAGACAATTCTCGTACTGCTATGCCTTCTCATTCCTCGCGCATTCCAAAACTACCGCAGCCTTTCGATCGTAAAATTTACAAAACTGGACAGACTCGCGGTGCGGATGAGGATGAGATATATCAAAACCCTGTATCAAGGACGAGTACTGTCCTCATTCCGTATTCATTCTGGTCAAGGTGCCGCCAAGAATACGAAAGCGGCCATATTGTTCTTATAGCTGGTATGTGCGAGCAATAATTTGGCAAACGGCGTACCCGAACCAAATAGCACGGCAGCGAGCAGCGCTTAGTAGATGCCTGTTTGCATACATGGACGCCCACTTTTTGCCAAGCTTTCAATCGATGATTTTAAGAAGGTAAAGATTGCAGCCATACATCCGGATTTTGTGTGAAGCGCAATGCTTCTATCCCTGATGGAATCCGCTGACCAGTGCTCCCATCACAAAAGCGATCTTTGAGGATCGGTGTAAACGCCGGAGTTATTTGGTCACGGTCTAACCTGTCTTGCCATCACGTCATAATTGCCTGTGCAATCGGTGGTATTGCTCCTTCAACTCGTTAAAATTAATTTTACTCAATCGCCCTGATTACATTCCGGCAACAACGGCTGCCGGTGCCCCTTTCTATTGGTGTGGTCTTAAGCAACCACCACTTTGGCACTTCGATGCCGTTTTAGAAAGTGGGCGTCCATTCCATTACAAAAGTACTTGAAGTCTCACGTTTCATCATACGAGTACCGGACGGTCATTTTCAACAATAGGAGAGCGAAAGTTCAGCAACCTCAGTGCGTTAATGACCACGACGAAGGTCGAGCCTTCGTGGAGCAACACCGCCAGGCCGATGCCGGCCCAGCCAAATAATGTAGCGGGAATCAGCAGTACCACTACGCCCAGCGATATCCACAGGTTCTGGCGGATTACACGTCTTGATGCGCGACTCAAAGCCACAGCAAACGGCAGTTTGGATAGATCGTCCGCCATCAACGCCACATCGGCAGTTTCCAGTGCCACATCGGTACCCGCGCCGCCCATGGCGATGCCGACTGTGGCGTGCGCCATGGCCGGGGCATCGTTGACGCCGTCGCCAACCATGGCCACCAGGCCGTAGCGCTGTGCGAGTGCCCCCATGGCTTTGACCTTGTCTTCCGGCAACAGGCCCGCTTTCACTTCGTTCAGGCCAACTGCGTCGGCGATGGCGCGGCCCACACGTTCGTTGTCGCCGGTGAGCATGATGGTCTTGGTAATGCCGAGTTGGTGCAGTCGTTCGAGTACCTGCCTAACACCTTCGCGCGGGGTATCAGCCAAGGCCAGGATACCCAGGAACTGCCCGTCCGCCTGGATCAGCATGGTGGTTTTGCCTTCTGCCTCCAGGCGCATCGCCTGCTGCTGAATCCCGTCTGGGATAGGCTTGCCGTCAAATAACTTGGCGTTACCGATGGCTACTTTTTGCCCATCAAATTCGGCGCGCAATCCTTTTCCGGTAACGGCTTCGACTTCCCCGGCTTCACTCCAGATTAAACCGCGCCCCTTCGCCTCCGCCACAACCGCCTGCGCCAGGGGATGGGCGCTGCGGCTTTCCACGGCGGCGGCAATGGTCAGCAGGCTTTCCTCGTTTCCGCTGATGGCGACGACATCGGTCACCCTGGGCTTGCCTATGGTCAAGGTGCCGGTCTTGTCGAAGGCGATGGCCGTCAGCACACCGAGATTTTCCAGGTGCGCGCCGCCCTTGATCAGCACGCCGCCGCGCGCGGCGCGGGCGATGCCGGACAGCACCGCCGACGGGGTGGCGATGGCCAGCGCGCAGGGGGAGGCCGCCACCAGCACCGCCAGCGCGCGGTAAAAGGATTCGGCAAAGGGGAAACCAAACAGCGGCGGCAGCGCGATGAGCAGCGCGGCGCCTGCCAGCACGATGGGTACGAAAATGCACTCGAAGCGGTCGGTGAATCTCTGTGTGGGGGATTTCTGTGTCTGCGCCTCGGCCACCATCTCCACCATGCGCGCCATGGTGCTCTCCCGCGCCAGCTTGGTCACCTCGATCACCAGCGCGCCCTCGCCGTTGACCGTGGCGGCGAACACCTTGTCGCCCGGCTGCTTGTCCACCGGCATGGATTCTCCGGTGACCGGCGACTGGCCCACCGCCGAATTGCCCGACGCCACCTGGCCGTCGGCGGGAATGCGCTGGCCGGGCTTGACGATCACGCGGTCGCCGCGCTGCAAATCTTCCACCCGCACCTCGATCTCCACGCCGTCGCGTTGCACGACGGCGGTCTTGGGCGCCAGTTCCGCCAGCGCTTCGATGGCCTTGCGCGCGCGATCCATGGCCATGTGCTCCAGCGCATGCCCCAGGCTGAACAGGAACAGCAGCAGCGCGCCTTCTTCCCACGCTCCAAGCGCCGCCGCCCCTGCCGCCGCGACGATCATCAGGGTGTCGATGTCGAAGCGGCGGCTCTTCACACTCTGCCAGGCGTCGCGCAGGGTATAGAAGCCGCCCGCCGCGTAGGCGCCCAGCAACAGGCCAAGCGATAGATTGCGCGGCGCGCCGGCGAGACCCGCCAGCCAGCCAGCCAGCAACAGCAAGCCGGCAACGCCGCTGAAAATAAGCTCGCGATGCTCGGCGAACCATCCGGCCTCGCGGCCCTCCTCCAGCACGGCATAGCCCAGCGCCTGGATGCGCCGGAGGATCGCCGGGCGCCCGATTTTCTCGCTGTCATACTCCAGGCGCAGGCGTTCGGCGGCGTAGCTCACCGAAGCTTCCAGCACGCCGTCCGTGCGTTGCAGGGCATGCTCGATCACGGTGGCGCAGGTGGGGCAGTCCATGCCGTCGATACGCAGGCTCTCGTGACGATAGTGGTTGCCGAGCTTGGCCCCGGCCGCCTGCGCCAGTTCGCGCACCCGGCTCACGCTGAACAGCTGCGGATCGTAATGCAGGCACAGGCGCGCGCCGCCGTCTTCGCGGACCAGGTGCACCTTTTCCAAGCCTTCGGCCTGCAGCAATCTAGTCAGCCGCCCTGCGCAGGCGTCGCGCTCGTCGGGGACATCCGGCAGGATCAGCGACAGGTCAAGCGTGAGTTTTTCGGGCAT